CGGGAGGGAAAACCCGGCATTTTGCCCCGTACATTTTGAACGGGTAACTAAGTAAGAGCTTAAAATGAAGTACTGGGCAAAGTATTTCGTCTTTGCTCGTGGAAAAATTTAAGTTAATAGTTGAATTTTAAGGAACATCTTACCTCTTTTATACATTTTGGGTCAGAGATGTCCCAACGTACTATATTATGTAATTTATTTGTTAAATAGTAAGCGATTAGTATCAAAAACCACAATTAACTAAATATTAAAAATAAAAACGACTATAGTGTAATTAAGTACCGAATTGCACTAACATGTTCAGAAAAGAGAAAATTGACATGCCTATGTCAGCCAAAAACAATTAAAAAGATTTTATATCACAAAATTTACCAGATGATAGACACTCCGGCCAACAGCCTACAGTAAACTGCTCCCTGTCTAACGTATACCAAAAATAAAAGAATTGAACACTCTAGGTACCACATTAATTTGTGAATTAGGCACGAAAAACAATTTCGGTTTAAAATTTCCGCAAGGACAAAGTTTATGACTTAATCATACGGTTTGGTTGTTTAATCCTTCCCGCAATTAGTGCATTATACAAAACTTCCCCTACAGAAACACCGCAGAACAAATTATAAGAGAATCAATGACCGCCACTTACAGAACTACTAAAAACACCAGCGTTATTGAGTCTCTCAGAATTGCTCGTGAACTTGCCAAGAAACAATTTCCCGATCTCAGTATTTTCTTTTACTATAACCCTCTGGCCTTGAGCCAATATATAAGAGGTGTTAAAGTGACCCCCATAATTAAAGAAGACCAATTTCTCACACACTCTAACCTAGTCTATGTCGACTTTGTAAATAGAACAACAGTGACAGAAATAGTTGTAGCTCAACTTTTGAAGTTGGGCATCTGTTGGAGACACTATTTTAGTGCTTCAGAAGATAAATGGGTTTATCAAGCGATGGATATGTTTCAAAACATAACCACTAAACCCACCAGATTAGCCATAGTTTCTGATAGTGTAAACTTTTCTCACAAAGTTGTGCTTATATCGGATGACTATTGTAATTCTGTCTTGCTTGAAATTAAATTTGACGCCACTATGGTAATTTTCATACATGGTGTCAAGTTTTTCAAGAAACCTACTAGCTCTATTGTGGTCGACCGTAAGATTGAACCACAATCTCTATTCCCAAACATGACATCTCTAACAGATGCTGCGAACGCTATATCTAATGTAGCATCCGAAGATAATGTCAATTTGTTTAGAGAAACTTTGAACAAGGTTTCAGAAACTTTAAACAGTAAAGATTCGACTGTAGAAGGTTTTATGAACCAGCTTAGTGGCGCTATGCAAAATATTAGTGCAGACGTTACCAAGAAGGTATGTATTATACTTTCTATTATAGGACTTTTCATCGCAATTCGCGATAAGAGAAAGACCTTAGTTGCCATTTCTGCTGCAGCTTTGGCCTACGCCTATAAAGATGATTTGAAGAAGTTGACCCTTAATATGGAGTGGTTGACTAAACTTAAAAACCTCTTCGTAACTTCCAGTGAAGAGGACCATGAAATGACAACTGTCCCACAGGGGCTAGTTACCGACTTAGCTCCTGAAGTGGCAACTGCCATTTCCATGATTCTCATTGGTAAAGACATCAATAAATACGACTCGAAGTCTGTCGTTGAGATGTGTAAAGGTTTTAGCATTCTCAAGACCACAACACAGAATATTGTACAGCTAGTTTTGAAAATTTGTGAAACTATTGTAGCCAAATGCGGTTTTGCGTCGTCTTTAGATAAGTTGTTCTTTTTGATCAATGATGCTAACGACAAATACATTAAGTTTTGCGATAAAGTTTTTGAAATTGACACGAAAGTTGAGAGAAAGGAACTTTCTAATACCCTCTCAAATTACGAAATGCTTTCAGCTTTGACCAAAGAGGGTCAAGTCTTGTATAGAGATATTCCAAGACATTCGTCAACTCAAGGTTTGATGATTACAATGAATAATTGCATAAATAGGTTACAAAAGTATACACAAGCAATAGCCAATACAGGTCTTTTAGCTCAAGGTTTGAGACAAGAACCAGTATGTGTATTACTTCGTGGTGGACCCGGCACTTTGAAAACTCAAACCATGCAGCATCTAGCTCATGCTTTGATCAGTGCCGTCATTCATGATGACGAAAGAGAAAGCTTTGAGAGTAATCCCGAAGCCTACTATTATAATCGTACAATTGAACAAAGTTTCTGGGATGGATACGATTCTAACAAAGTCGTTACCATCATCGACGATGTGTTTCAACAGCGCGACCAAGTTGGTGTCGGCGAAAGTGAGGCTATGAATATTATAAGAGCAGTTAATGAAAACTCCTATGATCTTCATATGGCCAATTTAAACGATAAAGGTTCAACTAAGTTTAGATCCAAGTTCCTTTTACTCACAACCAACTCTGAGACTATGAGCTGTCAAAGTATTCTGGACAGAGGAGCTCTATTGAGACGCTTTCACTTCACTTACACGGTGGTACCCCTGCCTCAATTTGAACACCAAGATTCTAAACAGAATTTGATGGCTAAGAAAGTTGATATTTCCAAATTGCCTAAAGGTGAATTGGGAACTTCTTCTACTAGACCAGATGAAATTCTGCAATTCATAGAACACGACCTCCTTACAAATAAGAAGACTGGACGTGTATTCGACTTCAAAGGTATGGTAAATGAGATATTGAACAAGTATCAGATGCACAAGTTGTTCTATGACCAAAAAGTTATGGAACTCCGTGCTCGTAGACAAGAGTATTCTGGCATTGAGAGACAATCTGCCATGCCAGGAACTTTTGGTAAGATTAAAAATTACATCAATTCCGTACCATTGGATGCCGAAATTTCATTTCCATTGGGCCAAGAATATGATATATTTTTCGAGACCATGTGTAGAGGTGTCAAATCCGATCACAAGGTAATAGTTTTGCAATACTATCACCAGTTTACTGAAAATGAAAAGAAACAATTTGTCCGTAGATTGATGGCATTGGAACAGAGATTCAATCCAAATGAAGAACATGGCGTAAACTATGTTTTTGGCAAAGTGATCTCTGAAGAATATGACTTTGTTGGGCATGTGTTAGACCTTAGCTATCCATTGGATCAGCTGATTTTTGACTTGTCCAACGATGAATCATTCACTTCTCTGTTTCCTGTTCAGGCTAAATATGTTTTCTATACGAAAGAGACCAGAACACTTAAGACTACCATAAGAGAAATCTTCTCAAAGATTAAATTAGCTTTGACTAGTTGGGATGAATTTAAAACTTATGTTAGTTGGAAGAATTCTTTTAAGCTTTCATTTGTTTTCTTTGGTCTATATAGTTTATATAGTATCTTCTTTACTTCCCAAGATGGAACTAGTGGAGAAACTCTGTTCGATCTTGAACCAGAAAGTGATTACAAGTTGCGACCAAAGAAAGCTAGAGCAAACAAGAAGTCAGCTAAAGATATGAGAGCGACAAGAACTGTCCCTCAGTTGTCACTTGTTAGTGACGCTCAGGGTGAAGACATAAATTTGAAGATTGTAAAATTCAACATGTATTCTGTTCATCTTAGGTTAGAAAATACCAATGAATGGACCAAATGTGGTTATGCAACCTTTATCAGAGGAAATGTGGCAATTTTACCACATCATTTCTTTGATGTTATCAACAGTCAACTTGAAATGGATCCCGAATCTAGAGTTCAGATTAAGCTTACCGGCCAGATCAATGAAACCGGTACGTCTCATGAAGTTGTATATGATGCAGCCCAAATATTGGAAAACGTCTATGACACAGACCAATTGGTGTCACAAGATTTGATCTGTGCAGCCTTCCCCAATTTCCCCCCACGTCGTGACATTATGAAATATATTGTTACGGCCAAAGATCTGCAAACCTTAGGCAGAACTGCATCTTGCATGCTTTCAACTTTGGGCCAACAGATAAACACTGTACATACCAAGGGAGAAGTGCAATCTGAGATATACGTTGATGGTAAAGAGTTAGAACCTTATACTATAACCACTGCCATAGCCTACAACGTAGCAACCAAGAAAGGAGATTGCGGGGCTTTGCTTAGTATACTTGATCCTACCAAGAAAACTCGTAAGGTAGGAGGTCTACACGTAGCAGGTTCACCAGGACAATCCTTGGGTTACTCAGCTTTGTTTTGCAAAGAAGATATCGAAGATTGTTTGGTCCAAATACCTGAACACAATCTTGTGGTCAGTCAAATGGATGATGTAACATTTAACTCACCCACTCTAATTGGAGATGGAAGATTTGGTATGTTGCGCAAAGTCGATAAAGCACCCATTGCAAACAAATCTGCCATCATTAAAAGCAATATGCACAATACTGTTGCACAGAATTATATGATTCCAGCCAAATTAAGGTCTGAATTCGTAAATAACGTTAAGCGTGATCCTTGGGAATCTGCCATGCTCAATTACAATATGACAACACCAATTATAGCTGGTGATGTTTTGAGTTTGGCAGCAGACACATACAAAGACTATATCTTTGCCAACAGTAACAAAGATGTTGAGCCTAGATTGTTCACTTTCGAGGAAGCCGTTTCTGGAATTAAAGGAACAGAATTCGATTCTATCAATAGAAGAACTTCCCCTGGCTACCCTGATGTGATTAAATACACTAAGGGCGTAAGAGGGAAGACGTTTTATTTCGGAAATGAAGATGAGTTTGATTTGGTCGGACCTAATGCTCTCGCACTCAAGAAAAGATGTGAAGACATTTTGGAAAAAGCCAAAGAAAACACACGTTGTGAACATATATTCATGGACAGTTTGAAAGATGAACTTAGACCAATTGAAAAGGCACAGGATTTCAAGACTAGACTTATCAGTGCTAGCCCGATTTCTTTGCTTATTCTGTATAGAATGTACTTTGGTGCATTCATGCTCTGGTACAAGATCAATCGTATTGAGAATCAATCAGCAATAGGTGTAAACGTATATTCAGTAGAATGGGACTATCTCGCTAAGAAATTGGCAAGATTTAGTCCTCCCGGATCTAAGAACGTAGGTGCTGGCGACTATTCAAAGTTTGATGGAAGCGAAAAACCTGTAGTTCATAACCATATACTTGATATTATTCAAGAATGGTATTCTGGGACTGCCGAAGACGAGAAAATTAGAAGAATTTTGTGGTTGGAATTAACCAATTCCATCCACGTTCAAGGTGATTCCCTTTATGAGTGGTACACATCGTTGCCCTCGGGACATCCTCTGACTGCAACAGTGAATACCATGTACAATGGCATCGCTTTTAGGTATTGTTGGTTGAGAGCTTTTGACGATCAACCTCAATACAAATATAAATTTAACGAAATGTGTTATCTAATCGCCTTAGGCGATGATAACGTGTTTAGTGTACATCCTTCTGTAGCTACTTCATTCACTGAACCAGTTGTAGGAAAATTCATGGCAGAACTTGGTCTCACATATACTAGTGAGACTAAGGATGTTGTGAATGAGAAACTGCGTGACCTGACTGAAGTTGAATTTCTTAAACGAAAATGGAGATATTCTTCTGAAGTTAGGAGATACGTTGCTCCTCAACAAGTAAAGAGATTAATTGAAATGACTAACTGGACTAAGAAAGGTGTCAATGCCGACCAGATCAGTAGAGACAATGTAGATTCTATATTGCGTGAATTATCACTCCACGGAAAAGAAGTCTACTCTTTTTGGGCCCAGAGAGTCATAAAATCGTCTAAGGAAAATATTGCGTATTATCCTAAGAATAGTTCTTATGAAATAAACCTACATGAGGTTTGTTCCATGGAAATGTTCTGTTAATCCTTTCTTAAGCCCCGTCCTTGGCATGACTTAAAACTGCCCGCCTTCCCCGGGCCACTTCGGAAATACAGGGTTATGAAAAATATGAATAAGTACACTAAATTGAATCAAGATGGAAATGTGTTGTTAAATGGTCGCAACACTATTTCGGCTAAGCTAGACCAATATGCTATTGAACCCCAATCCGCTGCTCTCGCACCTGATATGGGAAATCTATCGACTGAGATGACTGTCACAGAAGAAAACAGTGTCACTGAAGGCACCACTATGCGTAGTACTAATGATGCTACAAAAGTTACCAAAACCATTTCTAATTATTTGGACTTACCACGTAAATTATTAAATATGCCCGATGATGGGTCGGAACCTACCATCAAACAATTCTTGGCTAAGCCATATATCGTCCAAACTGGTGAGCTTCAGACCACTGATCTTCCTACTACTTTCCCTAATGTCAGATTATCCTCAGCTCTATTCGCAAATAAACCGTTCACAGATAAAATCTATGGCGTTTTGTCACTAAGATATACTACTGTCATTACTTTACAAGTTAATGCAAATAAGTTCCAACAGGGACGATATATTTTGGGTTTTGTACCAACTGGTGGTATGCGCGATGATGGTACTAACAAGAATGTTACTACTTGGATCGAAATGCACAGAGCTAACAAGACACAAATAACGCAATTGCATCATGTGGAAATAGATGTCAACAAGACAACAGAAGTGCAGTTAAGAATACCTTATCAAGGCGCTTTTACTGCAATGGCCAATTACACCCAAGCTAACTTACAAACTTTTGGTGATCCTGGAGTATTTTTCTTATATCCATATAGTGCCTTAAAGTCAGCAGCAGGTAGTGCCACAGCTGGATATACTATCTGGGTACATTATGAAGATGTTGAAACTTTCGGCAATACTGCATATGGTACCTATGTTTCACCTGCCGCAGCAGAGGCTCAAATGGCTTGGAATCCCAGACGATCTAAACAAGGACAGAAATTGGACTTGCTTGGTGCTGAGACACAGAAGCCGCGCTCTGCAAGTACTGGATTACGTCTCATATCGGAAGGAGCAGGTGAACTTACTAAAGTTCCCTTCCTATCTTCTGTTGCTGGTCCTGTGTCATGGGTTACAGATTTTCTCTCTAACGCCGCTTATTCCTTTGGTTGGTCAAAACCAAGGGTTAATAGCGAAATTTGCAGACAAAATCGTTTCCCACATGCTTATATAGCTACACATGACCAGTCAGATGATGCCCAACCACTTGCACTCAGTTCTCAGAACCGGGTGGGTGTATTACCAGGATTTGCTTCAACTGATCTAGACGAGTTAGATATTGATTATTTGAAATCTATTCCAAGTTACCTTACGACTGTTCCTTGGACACTAGCTCTTCCCACTTCCACTTTGCTTTGGAAATCTGATCTATCACCTTACCATCTCATGGGGTCACCACAGGATGGTATGGATCAGCACACTACAGTCAGTTTGTTTTCGACTCTATTTTCAAGATACAGTGGCGGTTTCAGATTCCACATTAAGATCGTTAAGACTGAATTTCATGCTGGTCGTTTGCTATTCGCATTCAATCCAGTTGAAAGCTCTATCTTTAATGATACTAATGTTACGTTCGAAAATACTGCCCTAATTCATAAAACTATTTTGGACGTTAGAGAAAAGAGCGAATTTATTATTGAAGTGCCATATGTTTCCATATTGCCATGGAGAAATTGTCACAGAAATTTTGATCAACCTGCCACAGGTAACTTCGATGCCAGTTATGGTTCTGTCTCACTTTTCGTCTTAGATGAGTTAGTTGCACCTGACACTGTTGTGAACTCTGTCGATGTTCTTATCGAAGTTTCTGGAGCTAATGATTTGAGATTCTCAGTACCTATTGGTGCTGGTTACGCTCCAATACATCCAACTGAGATGCAGATGGCCAGTCCATTTCAATCGACTGAAGATCCTCTTATCATTGACACTGACACTGTAGGTGGGGCCTCTATTTCACAAGATACTATTGTTAAAGATGAAGCTTGTGTAGGTGAGGTAGTATCTTCATTGAGACCACTCTTGAAAAGAGGCTCTTTGATGGGTTATACTACAGCAACCTCTGCCACAACACAAAATTTGAATGTGTTACCTTTTGCCTGGATTTGTCAACAAGGCGGTACTGCATTTAATGCAGACCTAACTTATGATATTTTCACTATGTTATCATCCATGTATGCATTACAGAGAGGTGGTGTGAGGCTTAGAATTATGCAGACTGCTGCGGCTGGACAAGTCACAGCTTCAATGCGTAATACTAATGGTGGAGAAGCTTCTAGAAGTGACATCTTCCATATCACCAATACATCCACACAAGATTTTATTGATGATTCTCCAAACCGACCTCTGGCCAACCAATTGCAACAATTGGGTGGTTTAGCTGTTGATGTACCATACTACCACTATAATCACTCTTCCACTTCGGCGGGGCAGATGATTGCACAAAATTCAAATTATGCTTTTGCATTAACTACAGGAGCCAACAATAATACTGTTGACTTCCAATTTCAACCCGCGATCAATTTCGGCACAACTACAACATATCGTTCTGGTGCCGACGATTGTAACTTTGGTTGTTTCGTATCTATCCCTCTTTTCGGACAGATTGCGACGCGACCTAAATAAGTCTATAAACAAAATTTTTACAGGATTTTGCCCAATTGTTTATATTCGTAAGAAAGCCTGATATTATCTTACAAACACGTATTTATACGTGCCCTTTTTATTATTTTTACCATTAATTTCGCCATCCCTTAGTTACTCACAACCCTAATAAGTATCATGTTTTTACTACAACTTCAAAAAGAAGTAGTGATTGCATGTGTTTTTATTTTGGGAGTATCCGTTTTA